TATTTCCATTCTTATCTTTTAATCCTGTATATTGCATAAGTTCAACATCATTAAATTTAGCGTCTCTTATACTTAACAAATGTCCAACTCTTTCAAGTAAATAAGTTACCTTTTTAGTTACATAATTAATTAATACGACTTCAAATATTGCTTTTCTATCTTTTACCAAAGCTCTAAATTTAATCTCTCTCATCCTCATCCTCCACCCATTCTGCAATTCTTTTCAATTCATCTAATGTCATTTCTTTTCCATATAACCAAGACTCGCAGTTATAAAATTTATCTTCTCTAAAAACTTTTTTAATATTTCCATTTTTATCTGTAACACTATATTTAACTTCTTGCAAATAAACTACCTTTTTACTTTTTTTATCTCTCCACATTTTCATCACTCCAAATTATTCTTAAACCTGGTTGACTTGTCGATAATTCCAATATTATTCCGTTTTTTTCCATTTTTATATAAATGACATCTCTTTCTTGAATTAAATCATCATCCTCTGCCAATCTTATCTCTTCAACAATACCAGCATTTTTTACTATCTCAGATACATGCCCTTCAGGTTTCTCACCAACTATATATACTTCATTATGATATGGCATTTGCACTTCTATCCCTACTATTTTGATTATTTCTTGTGTCATTATTCATCTCCTCCAAGTTTCTCTATTTGTTCTTTTAATTCAATTAGACACTTATCACATATATCAATTATTGTACCTCCACTAGAGTTTTCTGCTCTAATTTCTAGTACATTTACATTATTAGTACTATTACAACAATTGCATCTAATCCCATAAAATTGATATGTTATAGTTTTCTTTAATTCACTATTTTTTATTAGTTTAATCATTTCCAATCTCTCCATTTCTCACTTTAGCCCAAAAATCTTTATACTCCTTAGATTCTAAAACTTCCTTAGCTTCATCAGAAAATAAAAAATAATTACCTAAATCATATCTCTCATTGTCTAAATCATTTCCATAGTCTTGTGTTTTCTCTATACTTCCACCAGAAACATAGAAATATATACATCCAAACTTTCTCATATCTACTCCTTGTTTTTCTTTTCAGCTTCCTTGACTTTCATAATTCTAACTTTCAAACTCTCAACAAGTGCATCTTGTACATCTCCTTTATTTTGTAAAGCTTCCATTACATCTTCATCTCTAGTCTCTTTACAAACCAAATGATGGATTATTACCTTTTCTGTCTGCCCTTGTCTGTGTAGTCTTTTGTTAGCTTGTTGATATAATTCCAAGCTCCAATTAAGCCCAAACCAAATTACGTGATTACCTCCAGCTTGCAAGTTAAGACCATAAGCTGCACTTGCTGGGTGGGCTAGTAAGATATCAATTTCTCCCTTATTCCAATCTAATTGGTCTTGTGGAGTTTTCAAAAGTCTTATTCTTAATTTAGAGTTTTTTAAAGCTTCAACTATTCTGTCCTTGTCATGCTGGAAATTATAGAATACTAGTGCAGGTTTCCCATTTAACTGTTCTATCAGCTCTAAAAATCTTTCAATCTTACAGTCATGGACTTCAAAGACTTTTCTGTTTTCATCATAGATCGCTCCATTTGCTAATTGTAACAACTTGTTAGATAATGCTGCTGCATTTGCGACTGTAATTTCAGTGTCTTCAAGCTCAAGTATGGCTTTTTTCTCAAGCTCATCATAAGACTTCTTAGCCTTGCTATCTAAAACTATTGGTACTTGTTCATAGATTATGTCAGGGAGTTCTAGGTAATCTTCTGCTTTCATAGATATACAGATGTCAGATATTTTTTCATGGATAGCTTCATTGGATCCTTCTTTGGCATCATAATTAAAAATTACTGTTCTATTTCTTTGCCCTGGTTCAAAATATCTTTCTCTAAATTTTCCTATAGTCTTTTCTAATCTCTCTCCCTGGTCCAGTAAATATAATTGAGCCCATAAATCTATTAGTCCATTTGGGGCTGGTGTTCCAGTAAGCCCAACTATTCTGTTTATTTTATTCCTAATAACTTTCAAACTTTTGAATCTTTTTGATTGATGATTTTTAAAACTAGACCACTCATCAAGTACCACCATATCAAATGGCCATGCATTTTTATAATAATCAACTAACCAGGTTACATTCTCACGATTTATAACATAAATATCAGCTGTTTTTGCAAGTGCCTTTATACGCTTCTGTAGACCCCCTAAAACAAGAGATGTTTTTAGTAAGGATAAATGATCCCATTTTGCTATCTCGTCTGTCCAGGTAGCCTCTGCGACTTTTTTCGGGGCTATTATTAATACCTTTCCTACTTCAAACCTATTAAATTTTAAATCCACTATTGCCGATAAGGTTATGATGGTTTTTCCTAAACCCATATCCAGCATAAGCCCTAATTTGTCATCACTAATCATTCTATCAATACAGTATTTTTGGTATTCATGCGGTATAAACTTCATTTGTCATCACCTCCTCTATAAACTTATCTACTTCTTTGAAAGATGCTATCACTCTTGCATCACAATTTAAGTTTTTAAGTTTATTTATGAAATTTCTTTGAAGGGGAGATAAATTCTCTCTTTTCCCCTCGGCTTTCAGCTCTACAAAATAGATATCTCCACCAGGAACAATAACTATCCTGTCAGGTACTCCTGCATTTCCTGGAGAGGTCCACTTCATACACAAGCCTTTTTTATCTTTTACACTTTTAACTAAATATGCTTCAATTTCACTTTCACTTTTTTTCATGAATTTTCTCCAATCTCAATTGCAACATTCTCACCCTTTTTTCCTTATAGATATATATAAATATAGGATTTATAGATTTTATAGACTGTATATACCCTTTAATTTCTTTATTTCTTTATATTTATATATAAAAGAATGTTGATATGTTGAATATACACGATAAATATAATAATACCAATGCTTTTTTGGTCAACATTCTGAGTAACATTCCTGTCAACAAAAAAAAGAATGTTGATTTTGTCTTTTTGAGAATGTTGACATTTTGAGAATGTTGACCCTAGAATGTTGACATTTTTTTAAAGGGGATTTTTTCTCTTATATCCCCTTTGAACCCCATATTTTCCAAACTTAGATGATGTTTTCATTTTTTCCCATCCAATTAGAGATGCTAAGACCTTATTAATCTCAATACTGTCACTTTTTTTCATAAATCTAATGCTGTTTTTCAGGGCTTCTTCCCAAATTTCAGCTGCACAAACCTTATCTCTTAATATTAAATCACTCTCATCATATTGTAGAATTGTAGAATCATATTCATCTAAAAAAGTCCTTTTTGCAAAAGCATCCATAGAGCTCCAATTTTTTGGTATTTTCTTATCTAAGTAATCTAATATAATTCCTTTAAATACGTTATCTTCAGAATGTGCTTCTTGTTCTTTTATTGCTATTTCTAAGGCTTCTTTTGATAGAACTAAATTATAAGATTTATCTTTTGCAAGTTCACAAGCCTCAGCCCATATTTGATCTAACTCATCTTTTAAATCATCAAAAATAGATTTTTTAGGCTTAAATATAAAACAATCTATTGGCCAGAATCTTCTATTACCAGTCTCATCTCTTAAAAAGTTAGTATCATTTGCAGTTCCAAAGAAGGCACATCTTCTTGGATATTTTTGGGCTCTACGCCCATACGATGCTCTAAAGACGTCGTCTGTTCTACTTAAAAAGTTTTTAACTAAGTTCATTTCAGATTTTCTTAAAGAACTAAGTTCTCCCATTTCCAGGATCCAACTTCCCTGGATTAACTCACAAGCATCTTTACCTTCCACATTAACCAAACTATCGTTATACCAGTCCATACCTAATATTTTTAAAAACGTACTCTTACCTACTCCTTGCGGTCCGATTAAAATAGGCATATTATCCCATTTAATTCCACCATAGATAGCTCTTTTAGCTGCAGCTACTAATGATTTTTCAGAAACTTCTCTAGTGTATACACTATCTTCACAACCTAGATAATCTATAAATAAAGTTTCCAATCTTTTCTCTCCATCCCATAAAGTTGATTGAATTCTAGTAGCAACCTTATTTTCTGCATTTTCTTCTGCAATTAGATTAACTCCATCTATAATTTTATTTGTAGACGTGATACCATAAGTGCTTTCTAAATACCATCTGAGACCAGCATCATCTGTATCGGTCCATAACCTATCATCAGCTTCAAATTTTCTATCCCAAGGCACCTCTTTTCTTACAAGTATTCTTGAAGAAAATATATCCTTGAAAATTTTAAACTTTAATTCTCTATCATTTCTTAGAATTAAAATTATGTTGGACAAAGTGCTAAGAGCTTTCATACCATCTGCACTAAATTTAAGTTCCTCAGTCCAATTGTCGTCATCTTCAACTATTTCGCCTTCCAGAACTTCCTCATTCTTATCTTCAACTATTGAAAATTCTACAATAGATTTCTGTTGTCTTTCTTTTAATAAATCTTTTCTAACATCTGTCTTTGCCATTACCCATTCTTTCATAGCTAGCCAAGAAGGTAGCTTGGCCACAGGAGTTTTAATATCTGCTTGGATATCCAAATGTCCAAATTTATGCAATCTTACTAAGTCAAAAGCATTTACTAATTTTTGACTGCACGGATCTGTTGCATGATGTGAGTATAAGAAAAGTCCATCTTGATACACAATAGCTCCAGCAGTAGTACTTCCGCCCACAAAGGTTAATCTATCAGATATATCACAGGGTTCATATACTCCAGGTAAAAACTCATCTATTGCTTGGTAAATATTAAACCTTCTACAAAAAGCCCCTACC